GCTTTGCTCACACGATGCCAATATTCGAGGGGGGGGGTCTGGGGCGCAATAGCGTCGATCGTAAGGGGTTTCGCGATGCCAGTGAGTAGCAGAGGCCGGCCACCGAAGCCGGAGGCTCTAAAGAAGCTGCAAGGCACGGCGCGAAAAGCGCGAGCGCCTAAAAAGCTGAAGCCGGCATCCACGAAACCCAAGATTCCGCATGGCTTGAGTCCCCAGGCAACACGCATCTGGAAGTCGCTCGGGCCGAAGCTGCACGAGCTTGGGCTGCTCGCCGAGGTCGATGCTTCGACGTTCGGGGTCTACTGCCAGGCTTACGGTGACTGGCTGGAGCTGACTCGGCTGCTGAACAAGCTTGGTCCGCGCAAATGGTATCAGACAGCGGAGTCAGGTTATCGAAATGTGATCCCAGAAGTCGCAGCTCGGAACACTGCGTTCCAGACGATGAACAAACTCGCGCCACGTTTCGGTTTGGACCCCTCGAGTCGGTCGGGCATCGGAGTCGCCGATCCGGAAGCTAACAGCAACCCGGTCGAGGAGTTCTTGTTCCAGCCGAGGGTGATCGCATGACGCCGGCAACGATGGCGCCACCGGATGCGAGCTTGAAGCTGATCCGCAAGCTAATGAAAACCAATCGCACGATCGGCGAGATGGAGCAGCGCACTTACGACCGCATCATCAAGGCGCACGAGACCTGGCACGAGAAAGGCTACTGGTTCGATCTCGAAGCCGGCCAGCGCGTGATTCAGTTCTGCGAGAGTTTCTGCAAACACTACAAAGGCGAGTGGGCCGGCAAGCCGATGCTGCTGGAGAACTGGCAGAAGCTCGCGATCCTGGAAGCGTTCGGCTGGAAACGAGCCGATGGGTATCGGCTGTTCCGCTTTATGTGGATGGAGCTTGCTCGCAAGAACGGCAAGTCGCAGCTCGCTGCCGCACTCGGCGTGTACCTATTGCTCGCCGATAGTGAACCAGGAGCTGAAGTCTACTCGTCAGCCACGAAACGCGACCAAGCTCGAATCGTGTTCACGGCGGCTCAGCAGATCTGCAAGCAGAACAAAGAGCTGATGCAGTTCGTGAAAAGCCAGCGCACGAATCTCAGCGTACTGAAAACGCAATCGAAGTTCGAGCCGCTAAGCTCGGAAGGCGACACGCTCGACGGCTTGAGTCCGCACGGCAACATCGTCGATGAGATTCATGCTCATAAGGACCGCCGCGTGTGGGACACATTGGTGACGGCGCAAGGCGCACGTACTCAGCCGATGAACATTTGTTTGACAACGAGTGGACTGTTCGATCCCGAGTCTATAGGCTGGCAGCTACACGACCACGCGACGAGTATCCTGGACACTACGGTCGAAGACGATTCCTGGTTCGTCTGGATCAGCTCGTCGGATCAAGGCGACGATCCCTACGCTCCGGAGACGTGGGAAAAAGCAAACCCGAATCTCGGCGTCAGCATATATCCGCAGTACCTCGAACAGATGAGCCAACTCGCATCAGCCCAGCCGTCGTTTATGAATACTTTTCTGCGGCTGCACTGCAACGTCTGGACGCAGCAAGTGCAGCGGTGGCTGGATGCTGATCACTGGGAAGCGTGTTCGCATCCGGTCGAGCTTGATGAGCTTGAAGGGCGAGACGTGTATATGGGTCTGGATCTCAGTTCGAAGCTCGACCTGACTGCGCTTGCGCTCGTGTTTCCACCGATCGAAGACGAGCTGTGGAGGCTTTGGGTGCAGTGCTATATCCCGAGGGAATCTATGCAAGAGCGTGAGCGACTTGAGCGGATTCCTTACGAGCTTTGGGAACGTCAGGGCTGGGTCACGCCGACCGAAGGCGACGTGATCGACTACGACTTTATCCTTCGTGACATCGAACAGTTGAGCGAGCGCTTCAACGTGGTCGAGGTCGCTTACGATCCCTGGGCCGCGCAGCAGACCGCACTCAAGATCCGCGACGATCTCGGACTTGAAGCTGTCCCGATGCGCCAAGGGTTTATGTCGCTGTCGGAGCCGACCAAAGAACTCGAACGGCTGGTGGTCTCGGGTAAGCTGGCGCACGGAGGGAACTCGTGCCTCACGTGGCAAGCGAACAACACTACCCTGCGCCACGACCCTGCCGGCAACATTAAGGTCGACAAGGCCAAATCACAAAAGCACAAGATCGACGGCATCGCAGCTTCGATCATGGCGATCGGTCGCGCATCGCTGCACGACGGCGACTCCATCTACGAAACCGAGGGGATCATGGTGCTATGAAAATGCCCAAGCTGGATCTGAGGGATGTTCACATCTACGGAGGAGCTGCCGCGATCGCGCTGGGCGTTCTGGCTTATGCCGGCTGGCCTGGTGCGCTGATCGCGCTCGGTGCCGTGTGCTGGTACATGGGAGTCTATCGAATGGGGAGATTGTAAATGTCAATTTTCAGCGTTCTTGAAGAACGGCTGTCACCGGGTCCAGGCGACGACTTCTGGTACGAGCCGGTAACGAAGTTCCGTGGCGAGACCGACGTTTCTCCGCACTCCGCGCTCAGCAACACGCCGGTATGGGCTGCGGTGAATCTGATCTCGGGCACGATCGGATCGATGCCGCTCATTCTCTACAAAGAGATTCCTGACGGCGGCAAGGAACGTGATCGGAACAGGCTGTACGATATGCTGCGCTGGCAGCCGAACAATTTCCAGACTGCTGTCGAGTTCTTCGAAATGGGGCAGGGGCATTTGTGCCTGAGAGGAAACGCATTTTTTCACTTGCAAACAAACAGAGCCGACGAGCTGATTGCGATTGTTCCGCTCCATCCCGACCGCATGAAGCTCAAGCTCCTGAGCGACGGCGTGATCGAGTATCACTACGACGAGAACAAAGGCCGACCCAGGGCGTTCTCATCAGAGGAAATCTTGCACGTTAAAGGCTTGTCTAGTGACGGCTTGATCGGTTATTCACCGATCACGATCGGAGCCGGCGCGGTAGCGATGGCGTTCGCCTCGGAGAAGTACGGCAGCCGGTTCTTCGCGAACTCAGCGACCCCATCGGGTATCCTATCGCATCCAGGCAAGCTGAAGCCCGAGTCCAGATCGAACATCAAGAAGTCATGGCAAGCGGCGCACGGCAGTGCGAAACAGCACTCGGTCGCGTTGCTTGAAGAAGGACTGAGCTGGACCGCGCTGTCGGTCAGTCCAGAAGAAGCTCAGTTCCTGGAGACCAGGAAATACCAGGCCGAGGAAATTGCGCGGCTGTTCAACGTACCGCCGCATCTGCTCATGCTCTTGGATCGCTCGACGTTCAATAACGTCGTCGAATCGAATCGCAGCTTCGCGACAACGTGCATCCGGCCGTGGGCTATCCGCTGGGAACAAGCGATTCGCAAATCGATCCTCGAACGCTTCACCGAGGACGGCACGTTCGTCGAGTTCAACATGGACGCATTGCTCCGGCCGGACACGAAAGCTCGGGCAGAAGCGAATCAGATAATGCTCCAGAACGGAGCTTTGAGCATTGATGAATGGCGAGCGAAAGAACGCCTCAATCCGCTGAACGAACGCGCCGGCGAAGTTCACTGGATGCCGCTCAACATCGCACCTGTATCGGTAGCCGAATCTGGTCCCGATGACGATGGCGACGATGGTGCCAGGACGCTCAGAAACGAGCTGAGAAGCCGAGGGCTGGAGGTGTCCGATGATATGGGCGTTCTCGCACTTCGGAGCCTGTCAGCGCGAAAAAGGATTGCGGATGCTACGCGGCCGCTGATCAAGACGGCAGCCGATCGATTGCTGAAAAGAGAAGTGAAAACGGTGAGCCGCATCATCAAACGCCAGCTCAGGGCCGATCGCGGCAGCGACGGCTTGTTTCAAGAGTTGGAGGAGTTCTATCACGGTGAGTTCACCGAGGTGATCGCCGAGATGCTGTTGCCGGTCATGCGAAGCTATGCGACGCAGATCTATGCTCAGGCAGCGATCGAGATCGGCTACCCACCAGACTTCACCGATGAGCTGGAGGAGTTTGTGCGAGACTACGTTGGCGCGGTCAGCCGCCATCACGCGATGAACTCACGCCAGCAGCTTCAGTCGATTATCAGCGGAACCGATTTCAACGAAATGCTGGAAGCGCTCGAAGTGCGCCTCCAGGAGTGGCT